ACTCTTTTTAGAGGAGGGAATAAATCAAAAAGAATAAGGGGGAACTATTGGTTATAAATCCCAAAAATTTTATGTTATGAAAATCCTATGGTCAATTTTGAAAATCCTAATCCCAATTGTTTTATGTTTTTTGGTTGGTTATTACCTTGGTTCATTGAAACATAAATCTGATTCAAAACCCAACAATCAAAAACCAGATACAGTTTATATTGATAAGCCTTTTGTTCCAGAGGAACCATTTGATGAACCAAAAGAACCAGAAGTTATTTATGTTCATACTTTGGATACGATAGAAATTTTAAATATCATTTACCATAATGATACAATAAAACTATTATATCCTGATTCAAGTTTTATTTCAGTATCACCTCAGTTTCTTTCTCAATTCCCAAATTCAAGTAAGCTAATCCAATTTCTTCTAACTGATACTGATTTAAAACTTGGATTATTAAACACAGATGGAAAGCTCTTTGAAAAGGTTTATTCAATTGATACTGATAAATATTCATACAATTACTTTGAGGATAATATGACTCAAAAAAGAAAATCCCTCATAAAAAGATTTTCACCATTAACTGAACTTCAATGGAGACCATTCAACAATTTATGGGATTTGAATTTAGGTTTAAAATACAATACCAGTAAATTTAATTATGAACTTGGGTTGAACTTATTTTATTACCCAAGGATTAAAACAAATCCTGGAACAGATTTATACTTCAAATTAAGTTATCAATTCTAACTATGGCAAGGATATTAAAAGAAGATAAAAGCTTAAACCAGGAACAGCTAAGAACTTTATCTAGAGTATCAAAAGATGTATTTTTATTTTCTACCTTTGTTTGGGTAGTTAACCCAGTACTGGGTATGGTAAAATTTAATTTATATCCATACCAAAAATCAGTTCTTTATCAATTTCTGAAACATAGGTTCAATATAATCCTAAAATTCAGACAAGCTGGAATTACAGAATTGATTGCTATGTACTGTTTATGGTTAGCTATGTATCACCCAAACAAAAAAATAAACATCATATCAATCAAGGATACTATAGCAAAGAAGGTACTTAAGAAAATTAAGTTCATGTATAAGAATTTACCTTGGTACCTTCAAACACCAATCATAAATGGTAGGGTAGGGGAATTTGGTAGTACAACTACCATGGAATTCTCAAATGGTTCAATTATAGAATCAATCCCTACTTCTGAACAAGCTGGTCGTTCAGAATCTCTATCTTTACTTGTTATAGATGAAGCTGCTGCAGTAAGATGGGCTAACCAAATTTGGGCAGCAGCTTTCCCTACCCTTTCTACTGGTGGTTCATCAATCATTAATTCTACTCCATTAGGAGTTGGTGGATTTTATCATTCAAGTTGGGTAGATGCTATATCTGGTGGTAATCCAATGAATCCAATCAGATTATATTGGCAAATGCACCCAGATAGAGATGATAAATGGTACCAAGAAATGGCATCTGCACTTGGACCAAGAAGAACTGCCCAAGAAATAGATGGTGACTTTTTATCCTCAGGTAATACAGTATTTGATATGTCTGATATTAAAGGTATTGAAGAAATGTTATCTGAATATCCCCCAATATTAACAAAAATGGGGGGTCAATATAGAGAATTCAATGAAGTAGACCCAGATAAGGAATATTTCATTGGTGCAGACTGTTCAACTGGTAGAGCAACTGACTACTCTTCTTTCACATGTATGGATAAATTTGGTGAAGAACAGGTTATATACAAAGGAAGGTTACCTCTAGATAGATATGCAAAGTTACTTGGTGATACTGGAATGAAATTTAATAATGCACTTCTAGCACCAGAAACAAATGATATAGGGGCAGCTGTTACTGCAATGCTTCAAGCTGAAGGTTATCCAAATCTTTATTACTATACTAAAATTCTTAAAAAGAAGGGTAAAAGTAGACCAGAAGAAGAAAAAATTCCTGGTTGGTTAACAACCACTAAAAATAGAACAGTTATAATAGAGGGTCTGGAAGAGGATATTAGAAAAGAAAATATAATCATAAAGGACCCATTCTTTATACAAGAAGCCTATACCTTTATATATGATGCAACAGGAAGACCAGTTGCAAGAGGTAAACATAGAACTTCATCTAGTTCAGCTTCTGATATAGATATGGATGACCAAACTTATTCAGATGATGATATATTTGGTAAAGCTATAACCAACCATATAAGGAAGTCAAATCAATACAATGGATATGTATTACCCCAATAATAAAAATCTATGAATTTATTTGCATGGTTTAGAAAAAAACCAGTACCACAACAATTGGTAAACCAAGATAGAAAAGATGATTCATCAATACCCCCTGGTAGAGTATCAGTTCCTAATGAACCATCATTTAATAATCTAATAAGTGTAATGGGAGTTAAGGACTTGGTATTACCAAGTTTCAGAACTGAAATAATCCCACTTATAAGAGATTTATATAAAGTTAATCCAGATGTTAGTATAGCTTTACAAGATATGTTTAAGTTATCTAATACTGGTCATACTATATCATTCCCAAATAATACCCCGGAAGAAGCAGAAAAAATGAGTTCACATTTAAAACAAGCAAGTAAGAGGTGGACTAATTATACTGCTGGTATTGATGGTTTAGTAAATAAATTTATGGTACAATGTTTAATAGGTGGTGCAATATCCATTGAAGCAGTACCAGATAATAAACTAAATGGGATATCAACCATAGTATTTGTAAACCCAGAATCAATTATATTCAGGAGAATGGGTAATGGGGTATACCACCCATATCAAAAAAATCCATATTCCCCTCAAAATCAAAAACCAGATTATATAAAACTTAATACTGAAACTTATTTATATGTTGGTATGTATAATGATACTGATGAACCTTATGGGGTACCACCTTTTATGGCTGCATTAGATTCATTAAAGGGTCAACATGAAATGAGAGTCAATTTTAAGAATATAATGGAAGTAATGGGTATGGTTGGTTTCTTGGAAGCTAAAATGCAAAAACCTCAAAGATTACCATCAGAAAGTATAGAAAAATATCAGGATAGGTTAATTGGTTTATTAAAACAACTAAAAGTGAACCTAATGAATGGTATGAAAGATGGTATAGTAACTGGGTTCATTGAAGACCATGAATTCAAATTAAATTCAACTACCCAAAACTTACAAAATCTAGATAAACCTTGGACCATGAATCAACAATCAGTTGCAAATGGTTTAGGGGTTAGTGGTAATTTAATTGGAGTTACTTCAAATACTACTGAGGGTGGTGCTGGTATTTTATTATCAAAGATTATCTCCCAGTTAAAAAATTTACAAACCCTTACTTCTTTTGTATTAGAATTTATTTATTCTCTAGAATTACGTCTAGCTGGTCTTCCAAATAAGGGTATTAAAGTTACATTTGGAACTACCACAATATCTGATGAAGTAAAAGTTCAACAAGGGTTAGAATATAAAATTAGAAATTTAACCTCTCTATATAATCAAGGAATAATTGGGCAAGAAAAATTTGCTTGGGAAATGGGTTATGATAAACCCGACCAAAAAGAACCAAGAATTAAACCAGAAGAATCCAACCAAGTATCATCACCAGGTGATAATGCAAAGAAACAAAAAAGGGAGGCAGATAAAGATACCTCGGATAGAAAAACAAGGGATAAAAATAATCCAAATCCTAAAAGGGCTGACCAAGATACAAGAAAACGATAAATAATAAATATTATGCCAAATTATGTTGATACCATGGTACTTGGAAATGGACATAGTATATTAATGTCCCATGTACCTAACCATCATGAAGAAATTTCTAATAGGTTTTTTAGTGAAGCTAAACCTAATAAGGATTCAATAGACCAATTTGGTTTATTTGGTTCAGGGGCTAATTATAATACTTTTTATCAAGATGTAGACCCAGAAGATTTACATCCCAATGATGAAGAGTTTATAGAACCAATGTTCAGGTTACTTTCAGCTTGTATAGTTTCAAAGAATTATATGCCAACTGAATTTCCCAAGAATGTTCTTAAAGATTCTATGAATCTTTTAGTTGGTCAAACAGTAAATTGTGACCATGAAACTGATGTAGCCAATGCTATTGGTTCCGTTAAATCAGTTTTATGGCAAGAATCATATACAGTTGATGGAGTAACTATACCTGCTGGAATAAATGGGGTACTAAAAATAGATGGTAAATCAAACCCAAGAATTGCAAGAGGTATAAATATGGACCCTCCTTCTATACATTCCAATTCAGTAACCGTTCAATTCGAATGGAAGCCATCACATAGATTTGAAAAAGAATGGGAATTTTATGATAAATTAGGTACCATAGCTGAAGATGGTACTATGGTACGTAGAATTGCTACAAGAATTATATCTTATAAGGAAACTTCTTTGGTATCACATGGAGCTGACCCATTTGCTCAATTAATAAAAGATAATAAAATAAACAATCCAGCTTATGCTGGTTCTGTTTATTATTCATTTTCAGAAGCTCCCATAAAGAAAGAAGACCTTCCAAAGAAACTTTCTTTCTTTGAATTCAAAGGGGCTCATGAAGTTGATATAATGTACAATACCAGTAAATTTATTAATGAAAATAATAATACTAACCCAAAAGATAAACCTATAATGAATGAATTAGAAAAATTTCTAGAATCATTATTTGGTGATGGTATGTTAACTCTACAAGAGGGGGCAACCATTAGTCAAGAAATGGTTCTCTCTCAGATTAGAACAATTGTATCTGAGAATTCTAGTTTATCTGAAGCTAAAACAAATGCTGAGGATAATATTAATAAATTAAATGGTGAAATAAATACCTTAAAAGAAACCATTGAATCAAATAAATTGATGGTAACTATTGGTACTAACCATTTAACTGAGGTAAGAAATAATGCAATTTCTTCCTATAAAAAGCTTGTTGGTGAAGATAAAGTAGATGAAAATATTATCTCTTTATTGGAATCCAATACTACAAGTATTGAGACTCTTATATCACTTACCAAAACCTATGATTTACAATTAGAAGAAAAATTCCCTCTTGTTTGTAAAGAATGTGGTTCTAAAAATGTAAGCAGAGCTTCCTCAGTAACAAAAGATGATGAATCTACAGAAGAAACTAAAAATTCTGAGGATTTAAATTCTACTATCAAAAATATAGCTGATTCTAAATTAAAATAATATAAGAAGATTATGATGCCCTATGTAAATCCCGAAGCAATGACTGCTGTTGGGAGTAAAACAAAACAAACAGTAATTTATAAAAGTGAATCTCATAAATTACATCAGGCATTCCCTGTAAAAAAAGATGAGGTTATACTTCAAGGTCAACCAGTACAGTTGAATACTGATGGTACTATTCAAGCTTATTTTGGTACTGGTATTTATTTGGGTATTGCTGTTACTGATACTCAATATCCTGCTTATCCTGTTGGGGAAAAAATTCCTGAAGTAACAGTAATGGTAGAAGCATTTGCCATTGTATATGGAGTAGCTGGTGAAGTAATGAATACCTGTGGTGCTGTACTTCCCAATAAACTTGATGAAGATAGCATATATGTTACATATATGTTAGATGATGAAGTAGCTTCAACAACAAAAGCTAATCCCAAATTTGTTAATTTAAATACTGCAGCAGCTATCAATGATTTAATTGCAGTAATGGTTCGATAAAAAATATTAAAAAGTAATATGGAAGACGTAACTAAAATGAAAGCACAGGACTTCACCAAAGAGTTGAGGTCAATTGTACAACTTTTGGATGCTACCCGTGCTGGTCACCAAAATCAAAGACCTGTTGATATTTCACTTAGTGAATTGGTAACAAACCGTTATGGATTGTCAATTCAGGATTATTATGATAAGATTGGCATTAATCCCAAAAAAGATACAATGCAGAATATCTTTACAATGCCTGACCAAAATATCCGTTGGATTGTTCCTGAAATTATCCGTGATGCCATTTATTTGGGTATTAAGGAAGCTCCTTTCTATCCCAATATTATTTCTTCTGACCAAGCAATCAATGGGCTTCAAGCAATCATGCCTATGATTAACCCTTCAGATGCTGCACCTGCAAGAGTTAATGAAGCTGAAACTATCCCTCTTGGAGATGTAAGCTTTGGTCAAAAATCAGTAAGACTTTTCAAAATTGGTAAAGGTTTTAAAATTACTGAAGAGGTTAAGAATTATGTATCACTTGATGTAATGGCAATTTTCATTCGTGACTTTGGTATTCAATTGGGTTATGCCCTTGATACTTTGGCTATGGATGTATTGATTAATGGTAATCAAGCTGATGGTTCTGAATCTGCCCCAGTAATTGGAGTAAATACCACTGCAGAAGGTATTACCTATAAAGACCTTCTTAGAACTTGGGTTCGTGGTTCTCGTCTTGGTCGGGTATTCCGTACTTTGATTGGTGATGAATCAGCAGCAATTGATATTCTTGACCTTCCTGAATTCAAAATCAGAATGTATGGTCAACCCCAATCCACAATGAATTTGAAAACTCCTGTTCCCAGCAGCTCTGATTTCTATATTCATCCTGGGGTACCTGAAAATAATGTATTATTGGTAGACCCCCGTTCTGCATTAATTAAACTTACAGCTCGTCAATTGATGATTGAATCTGAAAAGATTGTATCTAATCAAACTGAAGCTGTATATGCTACAATTACCACTGGTTTCTCTAAGATGTACAGAGATGCTTCAATATTGATTGATTCTACTAAGGAATTTAGTGCAAATGGATTCCCTGAATGGATGAACATTGACCCTTATATCACTGTAAACATTGAACAGTAAACTCTTTTTATTTATAAAAAGATACCTGGTATTCCATAAATATACATGGGTACCAGGTATCAAATTATTAATTTATTAAATCAAATCAATTATGGGTACAAAAGTAAAAGTAGGTTCAAAAGCTTATATATTTCATGACCAATCTACTGGTATTACCATTAAAAAGGGTGAAATAAAAGAGTTAACGCCCCAACAATACAATTCAAAAAGAATCCGTTCTGCTATCAATGGTGGTCATTTGGTAATTACCAATGAAAACATTGAAAAAGAGATTAAAAAAGATGTAAAGGTTGATAATAAGAAAGCTATTGAAAAATTCAAAGAAATGGTAGAATCTGGTATGACCAGTGAAAAAATTGCCAAAGCTTTCAATTTGGAAACCCTAAAAACAATGGCAGCTTCTTTTGATATTGAAGTAACAGATGAAGATACTAAACTATCTATTGTTGAAGCTTTAATGGAAGAAGACGAAGATGAACCTTCAGAAGATTAAAAAAAAATAAACTATGGTAGTTGATTTTATATTCAACACTGTAGGGTTAAAATCAAATTTTACAAACCTATCATATGAAGTCCCAGATGAGTATACCTACTCCTGGGACTTTGGTGATGGGGAAACTTCAACTGAATTGAACCCTACACATGAATATCAGAAAATGGGTTTTTATAGGGTTTCAATGTCAATTGTTGATTCCAATAATAGACCAGTAGAAAAGGTAACAAAAACTGTTTTGATATCTGATAAAGTAAAAACCCATTTATCAAACAGTATATATGTGTTGATTAATACTTATATACCTTATTCAATATTTGGAAAGGTACCATCAAGTGTTAAACAACAATTTATTGAGAAATGGCAATTATATATTCAGCCACTAGTAAATCATGAAATTCCAGTAGAAGATTTTAATAATGAACTTTATTATGAAGCTCTAGAAAATCAATTAATAATGGAATTGGCTGCTTATGATTATATGATATTAAACATTCAAAATGTAATCAATGCTACTTCTCAAACCATTATAAAAGATAATTCACAAGGTTCAGAATGTGGGGGGAAATATTCTTCCCAAAATTCTGGTTCCTCATCAGATACATCCTCTGCATCTGGGGGTTCAATAAAAAAGATTGTAACTGGACCAACAGAAGTAGAATATTTTAATGATACAGAATCTGAAAAAGATTTTATATCAAATATAACTAAAGCAACCCAACCAGGGGGTTTCATAGATATACTGAAACAAAATTTATGTATGCTAGCAGGAAGGTTAGATATATATCTACCAATTTGTGAAAACCAAACCAGGGTTGTAGTACCAAGAGTGGTAAACAGAAGGAAACCAAGATTATTGGATGGTCCAGACCCATTAGAAGTATTAAGGTAATATGCCAAAAATTAGCAGAATGTCCCAAAAAGATTGGGATAAATATAAATCCATAATAAATAACTTCATAGATGTAGATGCTGGTAAACAACCATTTCTATGGTTAAGAAAAATAAACCAACCATTAGCTTTTGGTGAAGATGTTGGAGTTAAATATGTACCTTATCAATTAGAAGGGTTATTCCAATATAATTTTATTAAAACCTGGGCATCATCTGGAAGAAATTCCATTTCTGGTGAACTAGATAATGGTAATTTGGTTTTATATATTTCTGCTAACCTTTTAAGGGAAAACAATTTATTAAACAAATATGGGTATTGGGATTTTAATTGGTCCGAAGATAGGTTTATATTAAATGGGAAAGTATATAAACCATCTGGAGATACCCAAGTTGCACAAGCATCAGATGAAGCTCTTTTATTCTTTATCATATTAGATAGAGAAGACCCACAAGAGAATGAAGATATTTTACAATCTTATGTATCAGATACTACCATAATAAGTTCTGGAAAACAATCCATAATAAGAAATACAAATGGTAGAAAAGTTTATGAAATAATTTGATATGGAAAATCAAATACAACCACAACCATACTGGGCAGATTTTAAAATTAAAGTAGGTTTATATGCAAAACAGGAAGAAAATGGGGAGACCAAAAGAGTATTGATTGACCCAAAAGATATCCAGTTTAAATTTACTTATAAAGATGCAAAGGATAACCAGTTAGTTGCTAGTTATGATGGTACTACAAGAGTAAACCATAAGATTGAGGATAATCATATTATAGTGATTGTAAATTCAAATACCTTTCAATGTGGGGTATTAAGAGTAACTAGAGCATTCAATACCCCAGATTCCGATTTTAATGATGGGATTTGGGATTATGGAGATAAAACTGAATATACCAATATAGAAATTGTATCATGAATGTTATTATAGAAGAAGAGGTATTAGTTCCAGATGTACCAATAATAGAGGAGCAAGTACTTTATCCTTCAAATCCAATTTCTGTAGAAGAAGAGGTATTAGTTCCAGCTATTGTTCAAGAACCAAATGAGGTAGAGGAGGTAATAGACCCAGCATGGAGAGATTATGTATATAATGTAGAAGATGAATACATAAATGTTATAGTTACTCAATATAAAAATATTGAACCCCTAATATGTCTCGCTAGTTATAATTCTACTTATCAAGTATTTAGTATTAATGGGGAAAGAATAACCCCAACAACATATAAAAATTACCAAATTATCCTAATGAATAATTACAAAGAAACTGGGCTTGATTCATTAGGACGAAAATTTTGGGTATTAAAATTTACCAATACCGAAGAAGCTAAGAAGTCAAATATTTTCAATTTATCTTTTTATTCAAGAGTAAATGAATTTTATGAGTTTACCTCACTAATAAATTCTAGTTTAACCTTTATTTCAGTTGGAGATAAAATATTTACTGAGAAAAGATATGCAACTAGAGTAGGTCAATACATATTATATACTTATCAAAGTAATTATAATCTTCTTGGGATTAAAATAAGAGGTTCATATTTGTATAAATTACCCATTATAGAAGGTACCCTACATAATAATTTCAGAGGAATAATTTTTGATGAGGGGGTTAAATTGGAATATTTTCCAGAGGACCATATAAATGAAAATCAAATAATTTATTGGAGTGATGGTTTATTTGGTCTTACTTGTTTTAAGCAGATAGAAGTAATTGAAGGTTCCTTAATCCCATTTTCACTAAAGATGAGGTCCATTGCTGGTGATTATAATAAAATTGATTTAACTAAATACAGGTTCAAGGTAACTAATAACCCTGGGCAACCATTTGCTGGGTCTTTACTATCTTTTGGTTATTATTCCTTTGCATTGGAGGAATTAGTATATCCAAGAGAACCATTTTTAGGTGATTCAGTATATGATACTAACCATAGTTGTTATAGGTTAAAGAAATTAATCTTTCCACCTTCTATGCCCTATATTTACAATGCTGGGTACTTTTTGTATGATTGCCACAATTTAGAGGAATTATATATTCCAGAGGATTTTGGTAGTCTTTCTGAAAGAGGTACTACAATGGGCCAAGTATTTCATTTACATTTACCAGAATTTGTTTTAAATATACCAGGTTGTAAACTGTTAAACATCTCAATAACGTATTCAAGTATTAAAGGTATTAAATTTAGTAAAGAATCTCCTTTTGTTTATAATAATTCTTATACAAATGTATTTAGTTTACGTTATACTGCTATAAGTAGAGAAGCTATAGTTGATATATTTAATCAATTACCAGATTTTACGGGACAACCAACAAGAACTATGAGTTTAGTTGGCAGTCCATATGCTTCAGAATTAACAGAAGAAGACTTGAAAATAGCCATCAATAAAAATTGGGTAATAAATAGATAGTATGAAACATTTAGTAGCAAAAGAAGGATTCCTATTTGTAAATAAGGATACCAGAAATGGTATTGTTTTATCTGGTGAATTATATGTTCCAGATGAATATAATTATTTGGATTATTATGATGAAATTTCAGAACAAGAAGCTTTAGAATTACAAGAAAAATATAACAATAATGGGGATAGGAATATTAATTAAAATTCTGGGTATACCCATAAATAAAGGTACCCCCAATAAAGATTCAAATAATGAAAAATCAAGGTAGAAAATCCATTACCCTAAGTTTACAGGTAAGTGTAATAGGTAATATACCAAGTGGTAACTTTAAGCTTGGTTCACCTAAGGAGGTTTTCCTTATTAAAAATATAACTGATGAAGCAATAAGCTTATCAGTTAAACCAGCAGGAAGTGGGGAATTCATTACCACAAAGATATATCCTGGTTGGAACCCAGAAATAATTTCGGAAATCCAAGATGCCCCTGAAAATTCTTTACAGTATGGGTATTAAGTAAAAAAAATGTCAGGACAATTAATTATAGGAGTAGGAGGGAACCAATCATCATCAAGTTCCATACCAAAGAATTCAGTTACTTCTGATATGGTAAAATCCATAGTAGTAACTGATAGTGCACCTATAAAAGAAGATAATGTTCTATATTTTGAATATGAACCAGTATCATCTGTGGTATTACGTTCTTCAGCAGAAAAAAAAATCCCAAGATTTAGTAATGCAGAAATAAAGAATAAATTTATTAAGAATAACTCTGGAATATTAAATTTAATTCTAGAAAACCCCACAGATAATACCTATAAAAGGGTTAGGATATTATTAAGAAATAATTCCAAAGAATCTGGGAACTTAATTATACAGGATTCAGATTTTAATAAAGTTGGAACAAATACTTCTTATATCAGTAGTGGTTCAACTGGGTTTACCATAGAACCAAATTCTATATTGAGTATCCCAATAAACCTTTTGTTTGATAATGATGGTCTCTATGAAATCCAATTTGATTTAGTGTATTTAGATAGTGGTAATATTATCACTACCAATAAATTTGTAGTTCAGGTAGGGAATTAGATTATGGCAACACCAATAAGCTCATTTAATAACAGAAAAATCCAAAGAATTGTTTTTAATGGAAGGGAAATAAGAAAAGCTGTTTTTAATGGTTTAGTGGTTTGGACCAATGATGATTCAGAACCAAGACTTTCTCTTGAGAAACTAAGTGTATTTTTATCTGAACAAAACAATTTTCAAGATACTAATCAAGTGTACACAAATACAACTTTTTCTGTGGAATAAATAAAAAAAATGGCAGAAGTAACCAAAAAAGGTATAGTAGTAAATCCTAGTACAGGTAGTGGGGATACTACTTTAAAAGTAAAAGCACAAACACCCAATAGTGGTAACCGTGTTAAACAATCAGCAGAATTTACAGTAACAGCTCCTGGAGTTTCAGAACCCAAGAAATTTACTGCAAATCTATTACCCAAAGAGGAGTTTGTAAGTTTTGATAATAGTTCACCTGCAGTTGATAAAGCTGGTGGAGTAGTTACTATTACTGGTAAATCAAACTCTCAAAAACTTACCTTTAAAAAGGGTGCAGGTGATATAATCACAGAAGATATTTCTTCAATTGAATATCAGGCAAATGGTTCTAATACTGTAAATGGTGTTGCTATTGCTGGTGACCCTGGAGCAACTGCTCAGTATACCTTCACTTTAACTTTAAATGCTGTTGAAAATGAGACAGTAGATGCAAGAACCCAACAGATTACAGTAGAAGGAGCTGGTGGTTCCAGTGTATCAGCTACTCTTACTCTTAATCAAACTGCTGGTGATCCGACTTTGGAAGTATCTCCTACTTCTATCAATGTACCTCAAGATGGTTCAGAAGTACAAGTACAAGTTACTACCAATACTACATTCACAGTTTCTTAAAAAGATTAATCAACAATCCAGGTGGAATTCAAAACCCACCTGGATTTTTTCCTAATAAGGATTATGTCAAAGAAAGCAAAAGCAAGTTCCAATATTATTGCAGAAATACCATGGAATGATGGTACTGGGGATAAGGTATATGTTAATTATAATCCTAATGAAAAATCCCAAACCATAAACATAACCTCGGATTTTAATTTTGGAAATCAACCAAGGGATTTAATAATTACAATCCAAACTAATTCACCAAATATAGACCCAGATTTACAAGTAAAATTTTCCTTACTTGTTACACAACAGGTTGACAATACAAGAGTAGTAGCCACATTTGATAACAAAAAATCCTTATATTCAAATACTTCTTCCCAATATGTAAAACAATCCTAATATTATGGAATTAAAAATATCAATACCATGGGGAGATGGTACTAATCAATATTTTTATCTTGATTTTTCTAAAATACAGGAAAATGACCAAGTCTTGGTTACTTCAGATAAAAATACCCAAGGTATTCAAAGAGTAAAAGTTATTGGATTCAAAGGAATATCAGAAAAAGTAGATAATAATCAACCAATAGCTTATTTACAAGTATTACAACAAACAGATAATAGTGTAGTAGCCACATTTGATAGTAATGTGAGTATATATGATGATAATAAAGCTTCCTATAAATATTAACCATAAAAAATAAAATATTATGCCAGAATTTAAAGACATATCAACATTTAACCAAGTAACCCCAGTTGGTACTGAAAGAATCCAGGTATCAGCAGCCAATTGTGTAACTCTAATGGATATTGCTAATCTTGGTAGTGAAACTAATTGGTATACTGAATTAGATAAAAGAATTACACAGAATAAAAATGATGCTCTTGCAGCTTATGAATTAGCTAATAATGCTAATAATAAAGCAGTTGAAGCTATGAGTGATGCAGAATCTGCTTTAAATAAAGCATCAAATAATTATTCATCAATAGTTTCATTATCCAATAGTTATAAAGCTCTATCAAGTTATAACCTAATTAGTAATACTATTGCTAGTGTTACATTAACTGGTAATAATGTAAGTTTTATAAATAATTCATCAATTAAAACCATAATACTTAATATCACTAATTGGGGAGCGAACCTGGGTTCGCTCCAGGATTCAGTAATATATATTCCAAGAAACAATGGAGTGGGTGGTATAGTTGAATGGAGTACTCCCAATAAAGCAAGTGGTATATATGGTAATCTTACCGAAATAGAAATGATGGTTTCAAGTTTAAATAATTGTTGGGTAAGATATCAAGTAAGTCTAGTAAAAAGTGAAAATGGTAGTGGTATGACTGGTTTTAACTTAATCATTATTGGTACTGTATTATTACCTAATCCTAACAAAGAAGTAATGGGGAGTTTATAATCAAAATATATTATAATTTTTATGAAAAAGTGGATTAAATCACCATACTTTTGGTTAATTATCTATTTAATAGCCATGTTTATAGTAGTTGCATTCCTTTGGAAGTATCTTCCAATATGGGAATCATTATTACTTATATTATGGTCAACCTGTTCTCTAGTAGCTGGGTATTTAGTTGCTAGGTTTCTATATAAACATTAAAAGTAAAACTCTTCTATGGCTAAAAAAATACCACATTTATCAATACCTTCAATTGGTAACCTTCCAATAGAAATAAAGTTATATGGTGATTGGCATAAAGCCATAGAATTAGTTGATAATCTTGGACCCAGTATTAAAAAAGGGTATGATACAGCAGTAAATAAATTTTCAAAGGATTTATTAAAGATTGTATTATTTTCCATAGCTACTGGAACTCCTCCAAAAGGTACAGGTATAAATTGGGAACCTCATAGTCCTATCACTACAAAGAAATATGGGGAACACCCAATTTATTACCTTACTGGTACTTATTATAGGGCAATAGGATTATTCAAATACAAGGATAAAACACTTGTTGGATTACCAAGGTCAAAAGGAAGGTCATCATCAGGTGGTATAACTCTTGGAGAATTAGCAAGAATTCTTGAATATGGAACTGGTGGAAGAGGTGGTGGTAAATCATCAGGAACTATACCACCAAGGCCCTTATGGAATCCTGCAATAAATGCAGTTGGTGGAAAAGATAGACTAAGGTCAATGATTATAAAAAATATCAGAAAACAATTATATGGTTTTGGTATAAGAGCCAACCAAGTTAGATGGAGGTAATAAATATGATAAATTCACAAGAAATCATAGAAAGGTCAATATATCAAGCCTTGCTTAATGCTTCTATAAAACTTGGATATTCACTAGACCCAAATAATTATTTACCCATAAGTATTGAAAACCAAAAAAGGTTTAAAGAAGACATGGATAAATTAAATAAATATATTTGGGTATTTGGTACTGGGAATAATCAATCCAAGGATAAGAAACTTACTCCAAGGATAGTAGTTAATGCAAGGGGTTTCTATCCTGGTGGAATTGGTTTACCTAAGTTACTTATACAAAAAGAGGAAGGAATAGGATTTACAGCAACGGAAGAACCATACGAAACCATAGACCAATTTATAGATATACATCTAATAGCTAATAATCAAGAAGACCTAAGATTATTACATCAGGTAATGTTTTATAGTATCCCACAAAGGGGTTATTTAAAACCTTATAATGTAGATGAATTTTTATTTTCTGGTAATATATTTCTGGAATTGGTAAACTTCTTTGATATTCCTAATTTAGATTTTGGGTTATTAGAGAAAGTTTACCAATTTGTTATTCAAGATTGTGTAATAAATGAAATTACAGAAAAAGCAGACCTTGTACCTATTACAGATATAACACTTCTATTAGAAAATTATGGATATAACCTAATAGAAGTTTCAAAATAAACAAATTATTAATCCCAAAATATAAAAAGTATGCCTAATACACCTAGAGTTGAATTCAACTTTCAAAACAACAATGTACAGCAATCTGTACCGTTATTAGGGGTATCCCATGTAATGGCTCGTACTACTAAGGGTCCTTTTAATCAACCAGATGAGGTTTTTTCAACCTATACCCAATTCCAAAGGGTGTATGGGGAAGAAATAGTTCCTGATGGTTCTATTTCTAATATTATGAAAGCCTTTGAAATAGGTTCAAAGATTAGGGTATCAAGAGTAGCTGGTGCAGAAACTACTGTAGCAAAAGGACAAGCTAAAACCTATACCTTCAGTTCTACAACAGGTGAAGGTTCAACGGGTTCACAAACCAAAATAACAATCAAATTGGAAGACCCAAATAGTGATGATACTATATCAATGATATTAAATATCAATACTAAAGAAGCGGGTAGCCCAATTCTTGATGATACTGGTTATGGGTTAAATAGAAATTTTTATGGTAGATTTTATGCCCAAGAAGGACCTACTACAAAAATTTATTTCCAGCAGTTTAAAGCTTATACAACCATTGATAATGACCCAGAGGGTGAACATGATTATCAAATGCAAATAGCTGCAGAAGATATTATATCCACTAACCAATTCTTCTCTGGTTCAAAAGCTGGTTCTTCAAGTATATTTGTAGAATCTCAGGTTTTACAGGATTTTATTAACAATACACCCAATATAGAATTGGTTTTAGCTTCAGATGAATCAACAGCATCATTTGATGATGAGTTTAATAATAAACTTAAAGCTCAAGGTATTAATGGAGTAGTTTCTACTCTTGCTAGTTATTCTAATTGGCAAGGTTCAGTATTATTTGATAATACAGCAATAAGTACTGCTTCATCTCCTCTTGTAATTATAAATGAAGGTGATAATGGTGGTAAATCAAGTGCTGCTACTTGGGTTGAAGCTTATGAAGCTTTAAAGGGTTATTCAGATGGCTACCAATTAATAGCTTCCCATATTCATCAAAATGATATGGTAAAAGCTAAATCCTCCGGACCTGGAGTAGACCCAGACCCCAATGGTTGGAAATCTGCCTATGTAGAAATTGCAAAAGATGTAGTTGCAAATTTTGAAACTGTATTATATGTAGAGGTTCCCAAATATGATTCAGAAGGAAAAGTACAAACCCCTGATGGTATCATAAATCAATTAGAAACTCTAGTACCACAGATTGGGTATGCTAAAAATATTGCATATTTTGCTGGTGGTATTAAATATTATGATGCAAATGGGGCTTTACAAAGTTGTGACCTTCTTGGTTCAGTAATTGGTTTGGGTGATGCTTCTGCTTCTCAATATGGTCCTTGGTATTCATTCTCTGGTATGAATAGGGGGGTAATTGCTTCTGCATTGGGTCCTGTAACTGAAAATTTGGGTGGACCTAGTAAAATAGAAGAACTCCAAAAATTAGCAGAATGGTATTGCAATCTTTTTGTAATAAAAGATACTAGAACCCAAGGAAAAAGAACTATGCTTTGGCATGGGTTTACTTCTAACCCCAAATCAGATTCAGAAAAATTCCTTTCAATTGTAAGATTGAATCTTTATCTAAAAAAGAATCTAAGACCTATTCTTGAAAGTTATTTGGAAGAACCCAATACTTGGTCTACTTGGCAAAGTATCTATTATGAAGCCAAGAAAATTCTTGATGACTTAATTGGTACTGCTATTACCGAATATACCTGGATGGGTGACCAAGATGCTCAATCATATGATGATTTGGTAGTAAATAATGAAGCTGATGTAAGACAAGGAAAATATCATATTGTATTAAAATATAAAGAGATTGTTCCCTTGCAAGAAGTAACCATGGATATTGTAATTGATTCTGTATCAAAAGATGTAAACATATCAGCAGAGTAAATTTATTAAAGATATAAGATTATGCCAGCTCAAGTAAAAAATCCAAGAAAGAAATTTTTATGGTCCATAGAATTTCCTTCACATCCAATAAATGCTTATCTTTTTCAGACTGTAACTTTACCTGAGATTACAATAGAAGAAGTAGAGCATGGGGATGTAAACCGTTCAGTTAAAACTGGTGGTAGAATTTCAGTAGGTACCATGACTGCTCAGAAACTTGAAACTACTTCTGGTTCTGATACCTGGTTCTGGGATTGGTTATTCTCAGTTCAGGATATGATTAATGGTGGTGGTTTAACTCCTAGCCAATATTGGCAAACCGTAATTGTAAAAGAATTAGCAGAAGATGGAGTATCAGTTCTAAATAAATGGGTATTAACTGAAGTATGGCCCACTAGAGTAAATGGGCAAGAATTAGACCGTATGAGTTCTGATAATTCAATTGAAGAAATAGAGTTCTCAGTAGGTACTTGTGATAAATTATAATATTGCTTTTATGAAAAAAGGGAGGGCTCATATATTATTGGGTTCTCCCTTTGTTTTTTTTTATAACCATTTAAACTCAACACAACATGGAAAAAGAAGAATTAACAGGTTACAATGTAACATTTACAGCACCCTCTGGTTATGAATATACCATTAGGGAACAAAATGGAGCAGATGATGATATTTTATCAAACCCATCAGAAGCTTCAACATTAATAAATATTTCAAGATTTATAGCTGGTATAGTAATTGATACCAACTCTACAGCAAATAGAAAATTAACAGTAGAACAAGCTCATATGATGCCCTCATTAGATAGATATGCAATCCTAATAAAATCCAGGATTTTATCTAATGGGGAAGACTTAGAGTTTGAATATGATTGGGGTCCTGATGGGGGTGGAAAAAGTACTTATTGCCAACCATTGGATGAATACCTATTTGATTATTCAAAGGAAATTGATGATGATACTTTGGCTAGTAAACCAAATGCTATAAAACCATATCCTTTAAAAGATAAAACTAAAGATATAGCTTTTTCATTATCATCTGGTAAAGAGGTTAAATTTGATTTATTAACTGGAGCTAGTGAATCTTATTTAGTTAATTTACCATTAGAACAAAGAACCCAAAATAAAGCTCTAGTAGCAAGGAATTTATGCCTATTAGTAGATGGAAAATGGGAAAAAGTATCTTCTTTCCATTTATTCTCAATGAAGGATATGAGAGAGATAAGAACTAATGTAAAAGCTATAGACCCTGAATTTTCTGGGATTTGTACTCTAATGAATCCTCATAATGGTATGTCAGCTGATATTAATATCATGGCTATCAAGGATTTTTTCTATCCGGGGGAGATTTAGAGAGAGATTTCTTTTACCTACATCAAGCAAAAATAAGAATCAGTTTTACTGAATTATTATATTTACCAATCAGACGTCGATTAAAATTATTAAAATTGGCGTCTGATTATTTTGGTTCTCTAAATAAAAAATAACCCCCAATATCATGGCTTATGTCACCAGTGGAAGTCTAAGAGGTAATTCCTTGGAAATAGGTATTGCTCTAGTACTTCAAGATAGATTCTCCAATCAAGCTAAAGATGCTTCTGCTGCAATTAGAAGACTTCATAATGAAGCTAAGGAAGCAGTAACAGCAAATCTTCAAACTGCAGATAGTATTCTTGGTAATGTATATAATGGTTTTTTAAATGTTGCTACTGGAATAACTAATACAGTATTACAAGGTGCTGAATTTATTGATACCATGACCACTGTATCAGCTATTACTGGTTCTACCAGGGAGCAATTACAAATGCTATCGGAAACTGCTCAATCCTTGGGTCTTGAAACCATGTTTGGTTCCCTAGATATTGCTTCTGGTATGAAATATCTAGCAATGGCTGGTAATACAGTTGAACAGGTTAATGATATGATTAAGGGTGCAGCTTATGTAGCCAATGCTACTGGTATGGAACTTGGTGGTAAAGGTGGAGCTGCAGACTTAATTACCAATGTTATGAAGACCTTTAAAATTGTAGGTGATGGTGCTTCAGAATTAGTTGGAGACCAGTTAACCAAAGCAACACTTTCTGCAAATATATCCATGACAGATTTAGCAGAATCCATTAAATATTCTGCAGCTGATATGGTTATGTTAAAGAAGGAACTTCCAGAAGTAGCTGCAATGATTGGTACTCTTGGTAATGCTGGTATACAAGGTTCAATGGCTGGTACTTCATTAGGTAACATGGCAAGATACCTTATAAAAGCCTTTAACCCAAAAACCGATGCCTATTCATTCTTACAAAGAATGGGATTATCTCAACAGGATTTTGTGGATGCCCAAGGAGACCTTATAGACTTTGGTGACATCATGGAAAAAATAAGCAAAGGGGTTGAAAATTTACCATCAATTGATAGAGGTAAAGCTATTGGTGCTATATTTGGTGTAAGAGGTCAAAGAGCAGCAAATGCTATTATGAATGACCTAGAAGGATATAGGAATCTATTAGACCAAATCCAGAATAATTCAGCAGGATTTGCAAAATCTATTGTTGATAAAAGAATGAATACTCTAGCTGGTTCTATAGATAAGGTATCATCTGCATGGGAGAATTTAAAGGTGGCATTTACAGAACAAATTGGTCCAGCGTTAATGCCAATATTAAATACCATATCCCAAATTATAGAAGCAGTAAGGGAATTTGTAACCACCCCAGTTGGGGCTTTTGCTTCCCAAGTATTTGTATTATCCACATTTATTGGATTAGTTGGAACCAAGGTACTTCAACTAATTACCAAATGGAGGTTATTAAGGAGTGATACCCAGATTGGATTTACTAATATGTTCAGGTTAATCAGAGGTGGTTGGCAAGGAGCTACCCTTGATTTACAGAATTATATGAGATTACAAGGGTTATTAAATGCTCAAACTACTTATGGGTTACCATATTATGCTTCTATGGCTAAACATCTTGGGACTCCAGTTGGTGGTGTAGTATATGACCAAAGAACTAAGAGATGGAGGTCTCATGACCAATCAGTTACTGGGTTAGGTAAAGGAACTTTTATGAAAGAAAGGGATGCTATTAGATATACAGAAACCCATGGTACTGGTAAACAAGTTGTTGCTGGATTTTTTGGTAATAATCCAAATACTAAATCTACATGGTGGACAAAAATTCTAGGCATAGGTTCAAAATTATTTAGTGGATTAAGTTTAGTTAGTCTTGGTCTTACTTTAATAATGCCATTAATAAAAATGGCTGCTAATGCTCTAGACAAAAACACCAAACAAATAGAGAAGAACACTTTTTCAGTAAATACATTAGCTGGTAAATTCCTAACAGAGGAAGAAAGAAAAAAAGCTGGTAAAAATCTTGATTTACCTCAAGAAGTAAAAGCTTTAAATACAACCTTGGGGGCTTTACAAAATTACTTAAAAAATAATAATGCTGTACCAGTTATAAATATTACTGTTGACCAAAGTGGTAATATCCTTAAAAAAGAGATAACCAAATCCAATCAATCAGATATCCAAACACTTGGTGCTAAAAATTAATTGATATGGCTAGTCTAGTACATAATATAGTTGATTCAGCAAGAAATAAATTATCTGCCAAAATAGATAATACTATTGCTGGTATTACAAATAATGGTTTAGGCCCAATAGATAACAAAGCTCTTAGAGCTACATTACTTATTAATAGGGCAAACCCTAAGCTCCCAAAGATAAATTTTCTAGAATATGAATTTGGTGGGGTAATAAGGGATATAAAAAATACCTTTGGTATAGGTTTACAAACAGCTAGGCCAACTTCATCAACTAGTAAAAATGGAGAAACTATTTTTAGAAGAGCAACCACCCCAAATAAAAATTCATTAGTAAATACTTCATTCAAATTAGAAAATAGTAAATCCAATCCGGGTATCTCCACTTTATCATTAAATCAGGGTATAAGAAAACTTCAAAGAGAAACCTTAATACCTAAAAACAATATTATTATTATAAATGATAATGTAAGCCCCCCAATATCTATTGTTATTCAAAATAGACCCAATGAAGTAAATATAAACCCCCAAACAAATTGGGTATCAATAATGTCAATGGGTAGGAATAACCCATTCATGATGTATACTGGTGGAGAAGATACCATATCATTTGATATATCCTGGTATTCTAATGACCCCATGAATAGAGAGGATGTTTTAACCAAGTGTAGATTATTAGAATCATGGTCAAAAGCAAATGGGTATAACCAGGCCCCACCTGTTCTTAGAATTTCATGGGGTACTTCTGGTATATTTGATAATGATTTATTTATTCTTTATTCTGCAAGCTACAAATTAAATAATTTTCAGGATAGGTATAGTGGTAGTTCAATTGATACTGATGAATTTTCAAGAAGTGTAACTAGAACAATAAATCTTGGTTTATTGCCAAGTATAGCAACTCAATCTTTGGTATTTAAAAAAGTAACTGGTAAGAACCTTACCCATAATGATATTTGTTCACCAGAGAAATTACAAAAATTAAGACCATCAGAAGTAATGGGAGTTCAAACAACCATCTCCAATAATATAACTACTTTTGATAGTATTCCAAAAACTACTATACCAACCGAATTAAAACCATTTTAATTTATGGGAAAATCTTTTAACCCCTATGGGGAGGGGTACTTATTAAAATACCGCAATGGTGATATATCATTGGAAAGACCAAGATTAAATTATTCCCAATTTAGTAAAATCCATACTGTAAAAGAAGGAGAAACTATACAAAATATAGCTTTTCAATATTATGGTGATTCTGGATATTGGGTTTATATATGTGATATAAATAATATATTTAACCCCTTTACTGAATTGGAAGAGGGTATGGAACTTATAATACCAGGAATATAATGGAAGATAGTAGTCAAGTATTGAAGCATGGTACTGGTACTCCATATGTAGCTATCTTTAATAATCTTAAAGAAGTTATAATAGAACCTAAAAGTGGTTTACCATTAGGTACCTTTATTACCAATTTTCAATATGATTATTTAGAAGAGGGTCCCGATGAAGGTAGTTTTATTATTGATTGTGATAATCCAGATGTAATGGATATACCAGCTTTGGGTTATGAGATGACAATATATCTACAATGGGGTTATATATTTTCAAAAAATACCCATTTTTGTGGACCACTCAGAAAGGTAATTATTACTAATACAACAGTAAATTTTAGTGAACGTGGTGTAAGAGCTACAGTGGAATTTTCTGATGCTACCATTCTATTAAAAAATCAACAGGCAGAGTATTATAATAATCAATCATTAAATGGTTGGTATGATTATTATATGGATATTTGTAACAATAATCCAACTGGCCTTGCCATAATAGATTACCGTGAAATACCTATCCAACATCATTATATTGGTCAAGAATACAGGGGTGAAACTCCATTAAATAAATTGTTTACTGGTGATAAGGTCAATGATTACTTTGTAATACAAAATAATGGTTTTTGGGACCAATTTGGACTTCCAATAGCAGAGATATTACCACAACATGCTTCAATGAAAGTTGAAAATGCTACTGGATATACCTTATTTGATATGCCAGCTAACCCAGATTCCAATGAGTTAAAGAAAAACTGGGAAAAATTAAAAACATATCTAGAGAAAGAACCAGATTTATATAAACAAATTGTAATAGAAAGAAAGGTAGCAAATATTTCAGCTTTTATTGGTACCCCAAAAAATAAGTACGGTCAATTTAAACAATTTACTAAATCATTACCCTCTGAAGACCCAATGTATATGGATGGTAGAGATGGTAAGTTAACTATTCACAATAGGCAATATGATAGACCTATAACTAAAACATATACATATTTTGGTGGAAATGGTGAATTATTAAGTTTTGAAGTAGAATCTAAGACAAATAGAACTTCAACTTCAGTAGCTCAAAGTTCAGATATAACCCCAGATAAAAATATGGATAATGTAACTGTACAAGCCCATGAAATAACCAATGAAACTAAGGGGGAAGAGGGGAAAATAATTTTATATCAAGGTGAAGAAGAATCATGGTTTAAGAAATTATTAAATCTTTTATATTATGGTACCAGTTCTTCTATGTTTGAGGTTTTTTCTGGTAGAAGAAAATTGGGTAAAGCAGAATCTAAATATGGTGGTACAAGTAGTATAGAACATACTCAACAATATTGGAACAATAATATATCTCAATCCAATTTATACTATGCTAATCAGTATTATGGGGAAGCTATAAACCCTTTATTAAGTAATAATAATCTTAATGATTATAAATCATTTGATTCAACAGAGGATGCTATTCAATATTATAACAGTAATCCAGGTATAACTTCTGAAGAGTTAGAAAACTATATTAAAGAAACCCAAAGGGTTTATAATAGTAGGGATAAATTTTACCAAGGTGCTAAAAATCTTACAGACCAAGAACTTGGTGATATATTACACAATCTTGATAAATTCCCACCTTTTAAATTTAAAAGAAAATTTTTGCTTAGATTATATATAGACCCACGTAATCCAAACCCACAAGCTTTAGAGATTGTAAATAATAAGACCTTTGGTATGTCTTTTTTGGATTATTTAAATACCAGAGGAGATATGGCTGTAATATCTGTTAATAATGCTACTGATGGAGAAATAAAATATTACACATATAATACTGTTAGGTTAGTAGAACAAGAATTTACTATTGATGGGATTAAAGCTTTAACCTCAGAGGTAAAATTAAACTCCAAATTCAGTATGGGTAATGATGTTATAAATTCAGTGATAAATAGGGTTGAAGCAACTGCTAGAGTAGTTGGAGACCCAATTATTGAATCATCAATGAATATAAATATATTGAATGTTTCAAAAAGATTTTCTGGGGTTTGGTATACCAAAAAAGTTAGTCATAATATAAATCCACAATCTGGTTATATTTGTGATATAGAATTTGTTCGTAAAGATAAAACCATAAGTAAAACAGTAATTAAAGCTTCTACTGCAACTAATAATTTAGTTGAAAAATTAAGACAAAATGTTAGAGAAGCAGAAAAAGCTGGTAAAAACCCAGGCACTGCTAGGTCAAAATTGGAAATTTTACTAGAAAATGTTAGAGAAGCTAACCCATTAGGTAGTATTGTAGCTACACCAGGTGAAAATAGTAATGAATATAAGATATATAATGTTGAACATCCCAATGGGTATGTTGATAACCTAGATTTTTTATCTACTAAAATAGATGTTAATAAATTAAATGAAGAGGAGATGTAATGGATAATAGTAATTTAGGATTAATAATTCAAGAAAATGGCTTAGAATATTTAGGTAGATATTATTCAACTTATAGAGCTATTGTTATTAATAACAATGATGAGTTGAATATGAATAGAGTTCATGTATACATACCATCAGTACAAAACGGTATTAAGATATGGGCCTTACCTAAATCCACCACTATTGGGGGTTGTTTTCATGGATTAAAGTTAACTACCCCATTAGTTGGAGAAGTTGTATATATAGAATTTGAGGGTGGTGACCCATTAAGACCACTATGGTCTTATCATGGTTGGGCAACCGGAGAAACCCCAGATGATTTAAAAGATAATAATTCAATAGGATTGGTTACCCCAGAGGGTAATAAGATATTCATAAAAGATATTGATGGGGAGCTTTATATACAGACTAACTCCAAAGTAAATATATCAATATTAGAAGGACCAAGTCTTAAAATGACACAAAAAGGTTTTACATTTAATTTTGGTGATAATTTTAGTTTAAAGAAAACATTAACCCAAATATTAGATGCTATACTTCAATTAACAGTAACTACTGGAGTAGGTCCTTCTGGTACCCCAATAAATGCACAAACTTTTACTGATATTAAGAATTCACTTGATAATTATTTAGAGGAATAGAAATTATGTTAGTAAAACAAACAATTAAATCAGAAATAAAATCTGCTTTTACAGAAGTAATGAATCAAGCAGATGATGATAGGGATGGAGCATTAGATAAAGTATCAGATAAATTGGCAGATGCCATTATTAATGCTATTAAAAGTGCTACCATTACATATACTACTGGTCTAGTAACTTCAATGGGTCCAGTAACTGGTACATTTGGTAATACAATATCTTAATAATTTAATATTATGAATCTAGAACAACTCAACTATATAGGAACTGGTCCATATTTCCCAATAAAATTAACCACAGTGTTAGATGAAAATGGGAACCCAGAACAAGTTGTACAACCAGATGGTACAATTGTAAATAAAATCTCTTGGAGAAACCTAAAAGGAGATATTAATCTTATAAAACAGAACCTTACTTCTCTTTTCACATATCAATTAGGTCAAAGGATAAGGCAAGAATATTTTGGGTCTAGAGTGTGGGAGTGTATTGAAGAACCAAATACTCAAGCCTTATCCTTCATGATAAAAACCTTTGTGAAAAATTCCATAGTTTCCTGGGAACCAAGGATAACAGCCTTAGATGTTCAATCAGAAAGAGTATATGATAAAATCCATATACAAATTAGGTTTGCAATCCAAAATCAAACCTCAATAAGTGAATTAAATTTTGAATATAATCCATCAAATAATACCATCAATGTCAACTAGTAATAATTGGTTAAATCCTTATCAAAGGTCTTTTAATGATATTAAGGCTAAATTAATATCCGAATTAAGATTACAAATCCCAGAAATAACTGATTATAGTGAAGGGAATATATTTGTAATCATAATATCTATTTTTGCAGCTATTGCAGAAGTAATTCATTATTATATTGATAATATGGCAAGAGAAGCATTTCTTCCAACTGCTAGAAGATATTCTTCTTTATATAAACATGCCAAACTAGTAGATTATCATATTAAATCCGCAATTCCAGCTACAGTAGATGTTGTTCTATATAAGAATGATGATACTCCAATTGGTCAGGATATAACAATTCCATTAAATACTGAATTTACATCTTCAGATGGTAAAACCTGGATATCCACAAAAACTGTTATTTGGTATAAAGACTCCTATTATGTAACTATACCATTAGTACAACAAAAATCAGTTGGGGTACCAGATAGAATCCAATTAGGAAATATATTATCACCAGATTCCATAATATATATAACTGATATACCTTCAGACCAAAAATATGTAGAAGGTTCAATGAATCTGTATATCAATGATGAACCTTGGATTTTGGTAGATACCTTTGCTTATTCTTCATCAAGGGATAAAGTATATAAAGTAGAAATAGATGAACAAACCAGACCATATATAAAATTTGGTGATGGTCAATTTGGTATGAAACCAGAATATAATGCAACCATAGAAGCTTCCTATTCATTAACCTATGGTTCAGCTGGTAATATAGCTACCAATAATTTTACTACTGTACCACAAGATATTCAAGTTATAGACAATAAGATTACAATTAATAATGTAATCCCAGCTACTGGTGGTTCTGACTATGAAACTTTTAATATGTTAAAAAATCATATCCCTTTATCAATAAAAACCCTTGGAGTAGCAATTACTAAAGAAGATTTTGAAGCTATTGCCAAAATGGTTGGTGGGGTAGATAAAGCTTATGCAAATTATGTTTGCGGAAGATATGTAGAAATTTATATAACCCCAGATGGTGGAGGGGAAGCTTCTAGTGCATTATTAGATTCTGTTGAAAAAACAATATCCAAAAGTAAAGTAATTACTACTAGCATAGAAGTGTTATCTACCCATAAATCACAAGTATTTTTGGATATGACCATAACTGGGAAAAAATCCTTTAAATCTAATGATATTTCAAATCAAGTAAAGAAAGCTTTAACTACAGCTTATGATTATAATAATTCAGATATAAACAAACCAATAAGATTATCAGATATATATGCTTTAGTTGATAATCAGAGTATGGTTGATTATCTTACCATAAATAAATTATATCAATTACCATACCCAGTTCCTCAAAAAAATACGAGTTTACCATTAAATATTTCATATTTTGTTCAAAACATAAATCCAGTTAGTACTGGAGAACAATATTGGGTTATAGTAAATACATTTTTTGCTAATAAACATTATGATGTTTTAATACAAAAATTTTATGGGGAAGGTTCAGATAATAGAATATTAGGTAATGGTTCTTATGGGGAGGTGATAAATGTATTAGATTTAGAAACCCAAACAAAAATAATATTTCAAATCACTATAAATAAACCATCAGAAAATCTGGATTATGGTGGAAATGATAAATATGAATTAACATTATTACCTATGAACCAGGATTTATATCCATTATCCTATCAAATCCCAATCATAGAAAATCAAAATATAACCTTATCAATAAATGAAGTCGTTTAAGAGTTTTAAACAATGGGTATTTCCTAATTTATTCCCAGCTTATTATAAGGATTATGATACTTATAAAGATAAGAATGGAAAAGGTATTCTGGAAAGATTCATAGAAGTATGTTCAAATTATCTAGATACTGATATTATACCAGATATAGATAATTTTATGGATATATTAGATGTGGATGTTACCCCTGATATATTTCTGAATTATTTTTGGGAATATTTTGATTATATACCCTATGCTTATAGGGTATTAGTAAAAGGTGTACCTTTTACTAAAGAAAATGTAGCTAGTTGGTTAAATACTCCAGATGGATTTCCAAAAGCAGATACTAGAAGTATTTTAAAATATGCAGTATCTTTATATAAAATAAGGTGCACTCAGGATTTTTATACAATACTTGGTAGATTTTATGGAGTAAGATTTGAATTAGAAGAAATTCTATTCGAGGACGGATATAGTAATAAACCAAGTAATAACCCTGGTATTAACTATAGACTTATAGGCGCTGTATTTGAGGACGTAGTAAGTACTTATAGTGGAGAAAATGAATACTATGGTGATTGGAAAGGATTATATCCATATGGTGATTGTACATCATGTACTACTATAAAAGCCAATATCTATATTCCAAAAGGTATGTATGATGCTATTCAGGATAATATAGATAATGTAAAAAATGCTTTTGTCAATTTACTCAATAAATACATACCAGTAAATGTAAAACCATTCACGAAAGATACCATAGAATTAATTTCAGAAATACCTACAATTATACCGATAGAAATAGAACCTCAACAAAATTGACCCAATTATGTTATCCATCCTACTTCAAACTGAAAACCTTAACAATTTAACTGAATCAGTTAATAAAGTTACTGATTCCTCTATTAGAATTGCCCAAGCTGCAAATGATTTTGGTGCATTAAGAGTAGCCTTTGGTGTATTTATGATTTTTATAATCATAATTGTAATATTGTTTATATGGCAAATATTTGTATTATCTGGCAAATTAAATACCATATATGGAGCAGCTGTCAAAACTACTGAATATTTTGAAACTTCTGCAGAAGGGGATATTGGTCCTTCACAAGCTCAAGTAATAGTGAGAAGAAATTTTAATAGTTTAAGTCAAGCAATTAAATATTACATTCTTAGAATAAGGCTAGAAAACCATATAGACGATAAAGATAAAATAAAAGTAAAAATAGATAGGTTAGTTAGAAATGAATTTTCAGAACTAACCACATATCTATCAAACTTTAAGTGTAATAAAAAGGTTTTAAGTTTTATAGTAGAAGATGATGATATTCAAATGATTGAAGATTTTATTTTTGAACAGGTATATATACCAAAAAATGATTTTACCATATCCAATATGGACCAATCAACCTCTATATTTATAAATGGTCTAAAGCTTTCATATATTAAGAAAATACCACAATGAGAAAATTGATAGTTATATTAGACCCAGCACATGGGTCAGATGTAAAAGGTAAACGTTCACCAGATGGTACCCATTTAGAATATATATGGAGTAGAGAAATATGCAAAAAACTAAAAGATAGGCTTATCCTAAATGATTTTAGGGTTAAATATACAAATGAAACAGAAAATGAAATAGGCTTATCAAAGAGAAAAGAAATTGCAAATAATATAAAATCAAGTCCTGGTGAATATAAATTTCTAGTAAGTTTGCATAATAATGCTGCTGGGGATGGTACCCAATGGTTAAATGCAAAAGGGTTTGAAATTTATACTTCAAAGGGGCAAACCATTTCTGATAAATTTGCAACCATTATTTTTAATAATTTAAAAAAGGATTTTCCCGGTATAAATGCAAGAGCAGATTATATTGATGGTGACCCAGATAAGGAAAGTAATTTCACAGTATTAATGGGAAACTATTATGCTGTTCTAATAGAATGGTTATTCCAGGATAATAAAGAAGAAGTAATACTTCTAAAAGATAAAACCATTAATTCCAGATTAGTGGATTCTTTAGTAAATTCACTGATTGAAATAGATGAACAATTATAACTCATTCTTTTGTTACCATAGTTGAGTTGATGGTGAGGGTAATTTGGGTGACCAAGTTGCCCTCTTTTAGCGTTTAGAAAAATGTTCCTTTGCTTCCTTAATTGTATTCTTAATATGGGTTCTCATATTGCTTATATAATCAGCTGCTCTTTGTGTTTTTGGTAATTCAAAGTATTCAATTAAATTCAAGGTTGATAATTTACCATGAGCTTCTTTCATTTTTTCTTTGAGAAACATTGGAGGGTCCAATTCTGTAACAAATATCAGATATTCATCAGGGGTTAATTTTTCTCTCATATATTCATGGAGCATATTAGAGAAATTATTTTCTTCTGGTTCATTTTCAATAATATCCTTTTCTTGGTTATCATCTTTATCTTCTTTACTATTATCAAATAATTCCTCAAATGAAGTTAATTCTTGATTAAATTCTGCTTGTCTAGTATAAGCATTCCTAAGTAATTTGTTCTTAAAAATTTGTAAAGAAGTTATTAATGTAGCTTTTAATCTATCTTCAGTATATTTATCCTGATATTTATTATATACATATAAGAATTTATCCCAAAAATAACTTTGAATTATATCTTGACTAACATTAAATCTTCTAGAATCAATATTTTTAGATAGCTTTTTAATTAGTGGTTTACAGATTTTATACATTCTTTCAAATTCTTCCCTGTTATAATGGGTAAATTCTTTTATCCTATGAATTTCTGAACCATTAGTACCTTGTTTACTCATAACTTAATAGATTAATTATTTAACAATGCAAATATATATAATAATTTTATCACTTGTATGAAAATATATCAACTTTTTCACCCTATGTGTTGATTTTTATAAAATTGAAATATAAAGGAATCTAGAAAAGACTACTCATAGATACAACTTTCATATATGTAAAGACATGGCAACTAAATTTAAAAAGAAAATTAATCAGAGTGATAAATTCACTTTTACCATTGACTTCCAACTGGAAGTTTTAAGGTTCCTAATACAAAATAAGGAATCAGTTTTAATTATTCAAAAAATAAAACCAGGTTACTTTACTCTAATAGAACATTCAATAATAATGGAATCATTATTGAAGTTTCATAGAAAATATGGGAAGTTACCGAGTGAAACCTTGTTAAAAGAAACCTGTAACTCATTATTAAGTGGTAAGGACTTTGTTGATTTAGTTACTAAGGAAGATATCCCAAATATTAATAGGATAATAAATAACCTATATTCAATACCATTAAGGGATTCAGATGTTATAAAGGAGAACATATTTAAATTCATAGCTTATATAGAAATGAAAACCCTAAATGAATCCATGGATTTCACTAATTTTAATCTATATGAGGATTACCAAAATAAGGTATCAAAAATAATCAGAAATTCAAAACCACAGAAAAAAGATGAACCATTATATATGGTTGGTGGAACAGTGAAAAGACAATTAATGAGAAGAGTTGACCCAGATATAATCCCCACTCCATACTGGCAATTAAATAACCTATCAAATGGTGGGGGATATTCTAAGGGTAGTATATTTGTAATATTAGATAAACCAAAAGCCAAGAAAACATTTGCATTAATAAATATATCAAGAGGATATCTTACCATGAAAAAGAATGTATTATATATTGATACTGAAAATGGTAAGAATCAAATCATGGAGAGAATGGTTCAATCAACTCTTAATAAAACCAAAAAAGAAATTGTATCTGGTGAACAAGATAAACTTGAACAGAGACATATGAGAAAATATAAAAGGTTAGGGGTTGAATTTATAGTAGAAAGGGTTCCTGCTCTAGTATCAGATGCAAATGTTATTAAAGGTATAATAAAGAAAATAGAAGCAGATACTGGAATAAAGATTCATATATTAATGATTGATTATGCAGCTAAATTAGCTTCTATATCAAAAGATAAAGATGATACTGAACGTATAAATAATGTTTATATAGATTTGGATAATCTGGCTTCAGAATTGGAATTAGAAGCAATTTGGACTGCACAACATGTAAAAAGGGAAGCATCAAAAAGAAAAGGTACTAGATATGAGGATAATGATATTGCAAGTGCCATATCAATAATAAGAAATGCCCAATGTATTATTGGTTTAAATTCCACTGATGATGAAGAAGAACATGGGATTCAAAGAATGGAGATTGTAGTACAAAGAGATGGTAAATCCCATGGTAGATGTTTATTTAATTTTGATAGTGATAGGCAAAGATGGAAAGAGTTTTCAAGGGAAGCTAGGGAGAAATATGATAAAACTCTTGGTAAAACTGTAGATGAAATGATTAAAAAAGAATCAACCAATGGAGTAGTAAAAAAATCAAACCCAATAGCAGACCCAGAAAAAGCAAATCATAAAGGAGGGGATATTTAATGTCAAATTTAACTAACGAGTTTAAAGGTAAACTCAAAAAATATTTTCATGTAAAATTAGGGGCATTTACTTATAGACATGGTTGGGATAAATGTAAATGCCCATATTGTGGTAGAGATGGTAAATTTGGAATAAATATATCCAGAAATAGGTGCAATTGTTTTAGGTGTGGAGAACACCCTTCACCTATACAATTAGTAATGTATCTTGAATCAGTAGATACATATGCAGAAGCTATAAAGATACTCAATCAAGCAAAGTATGATGGTTATATATTTAAGGAAGAAAAAGTAGAATTAAAATCCAGAAAAGATTTATATTTACCAGAGGGATTTAAATTATTAACTGTTGGTAATTCTGAACTTGCTAAATCAGCAAGAAATTATGTAACTAAAAGGGGGTTTAATGTAAAAGAAGTTGCTATGTCTGGTTGGGGTTATGGGACTCAGGGTAAATATTTTGGGTATCTCATAATCCCTTTTCATGAAAATGGTAAATTAGTGTATTTTAATGCCAGATTATTTATAGGCAATGGTCCAAAATATAATAATCCAGATGTATCAGATACTGGATTAGGTAAATCCTTTATTATATATAATAAAGATGCCCTTTATATGTATAAAACTGTTTATTTGTGTGAAGGTGCAATAAATGCCCAAACTATGGGAGAAAAAGGAATTGCATCTGGTGGAAAAGCAATATCCAGATACCAGGTAAATGAGATTATAAAATCCCCAGTGGAAAGGGTTATCATATTATTTGACCCAGATGCAAAAGATAGAGCAATAGATTTGGCATTTAAACTTATAAATTATAAAAAGGTAAAAGTTATATTCTTACCAGAAGGTAAAGATGTAAATGATATTGGTAAGAAAAAAACCATGAAATTCATATATTCCCAACGATATCTAGATTATCAGGAACTATTAGAATTAAAATTCAAATATAAGATTTAAATGAGAGAACCAAGTATTCACATATCAAAATCCATTTTCATTAAAATCCTTAAAAAAGAGGGTGTTAAAATTTCCCAATCCAAAATAGATTCCATATTTACTACAGCAAGAAATTATTCCCTGGACCATCGTTCAATATTAAAGAATAATAAAAAGAACCAAAAAATATTATCTAGAAGAACTCAATCAACAGTTGGTAATGCAAATATGTTAGCAGATATAATATATTCTGTTAGGATAAAATTAAAACATGTGGGTGTTACCAAAATAAAACAAACAGATAATCAATGGGCTCAAATAAGGGAATTGGTACCAATCATAGATGAATTTTGTTCATATTATAAATTCCTTAATAAAAGACAAGGGTATATCCAATTTGTAGAAATAGGGTTAAATCTAATGGGTAATTCAAATAGACCAAATTATAGTTATTGTGCAAATTGGATGCTACAAAAAGCAAGTTGGATATCAACTTATTATGGGGCAATAAAAGAAATATCAGAAGACAATTATAAAGAAGAAACCAATGAAATTTATAATTGTTATATAAATAAGATACTAGAGATGACTGGAATTAGCAATAATTATAAGAAAAATCCAACTGATTATGTTAATTTCATTCATGCAAGAAAATTAGCTGATAAAATTGGGGTTGATTATAAAATATTTATGGATTCCCAATTTGAGGCTTTATCTTTTTGTAATGGTATTCCAAAATTGGAGGATTTGGGAAATGAAAAAGCCCAACAAAGGTTAACCCAATTTATTTCAAAACATGGTTTAATAATAAGAAAGAAAATCAATTTAACCCAAAATGACTGGGATTCATTTAAAAAATAACTTAATATGGTAGAGATAATAATAAAGAACTGTAATCAGTGCCAATTAAACGGTTCTAGAAAAGAATTAATGAAATTGTATGATACTTTTAGGATTAAGCATCCAAATGCTTGGCATATCACTAGATTCCAAAAAGGGAAATATCAATGGGATGGTTATATAAAATATATATCCTCTTATGGTGAATTTAAAATAGGGTTATTACCTATGGTATATAATACTCTAAAATCTTGGGGAGTTGAGGATATAAAAATAACCGATAAAAGAATAATCCCAAATATTGAACCAATAATCCCAACTCAATTGGGGGCAAATTATAACCCCATTAAATTATATCCAAGACAAATACAAGCTATAAAAACTTTATTGAATAATAAAGTAGGTGATACACCTTTTCTTATATGTGCTGGGGATTATTCTGTTGGATTTGGTAAAACCCTTTTATTTTGTGCTTTATATAAAGCTTATCAAGGTAATTTACCAACAATCCTACTTTTAAATGATTCTGATTTATTCAATCAATTTAAAAGAGAAATTCCTGAACTTTTACCAAATGAGGATATTGCATTTATCCAAGGTTCTAAATGTAATAGATGGGGTAAATTTAATGTGGCAATGGTCCAAAGTATATCTAAGAATATAAGGCAATATCAACAAAACCTATTAGATATAAGAATGGTTTTAATTGATGAAGCAGATATCATAGATAATAAAACTTATCAAACAGTTATATCATATCTTTATAATTCTTTCATAAGAATTGGGTTAAGTGGTACCATTTATATGAATGAAAGAAAAAATGGGGTTGTTCATAATATGAATGTAAGGCAATTTATTGGGGATGTGGTAGACCAAGTTAAATTATCAGAACAAATTAAAACAGGTAGAGCAACTAAAGTTATTGTTAAAATGATTTATACTGGTATAGGGGAAAAGGTACCAAATGATTATCAAAGAGAATATAAATTAAATATTATTGAGAATAAAGAATCCTATAAACTTTCATTTTCTAGAATGCTTTATAATTATAAATATGGAAGGGTTCCAATGGTTATATTATGCAAATTTATTGACCATTGTGAGGATTTATATAAATATTATACTGAAAGGATTAATAAAATGGGATTACCATTAAGGGTTGCCTATTTACATCACAATGTAAAAGGTAGAGATAAAATATTAACTGATATAAGGGAAGGGAATATAGATATTCTAATATCCACTACAGTTATTGCAAGAGGTAAAAATATACCTACTTTACAATATCTTCAGAATATTGCATCAATGGATTCCCAAGAAAAATCCATTCAAATTTTGGGAAGGTTAGTTAGGAAACATGAATCCAAAAATAAAACCTACCTTGATGATTTTATTTTTAAAGGTACCTTTTTAAAAAGGCATGGCAATCATAGAAAAGTTTATTACCAAAAACAAGGATTCAAGGTAATAAAAATAGAATACACAAAAAAAGTATAATAGTTAGTTACTAGTAATATTGTTCAAATTATTAACTAAGTTTAACTTATGATATATAAAAAGTAAATTCTTTGAAGACTAAAAGTAGATTATATTTTAAATATTTAAATATTAATCAGGCTATTAGCTATATACATATACAGGCTAATAAATATTTATCAGGCCATAAATATATTCAGGCTAATAGCCTGAATATATTATCTAGGTAGCAAGCTACCTAGATATTAGCTTATTAGAGTATATGGTCTTTTTTCTTTTCTTTTTTTGGTTACTTTTTTTCTTTTCTTTTTTGAACATAGAAATTTACAAGGTACCATAATAAACTTGAAAAAACCTATTATCATTTGGAAAACTTAAAATTCAAAACTAATGGCAAAGAAACAAAAACAAAAGGAATTAATAAAACTTGAAGATACAGATATATTGAAACCAATTGATATTTCTCAAATAGGTTCAAATGGGGACCCATGCTTTGGAAAAGAATATAACCTATCAACCAAGGAATGCAAGATGTGTGGGGATTCAGAATTATGCTGCATAAAATTTGCAGAGTTAATTGGAAAAGATAGAAAACAATTGGAAAAAGAGAATGAATTTAAGGACTTAGAAAATCTAGTAGATTTAAAAGCAGTGTCAAAAACTATTAGATATTTGAAAAGGAAAGATGAACCCAAAAAAATAATCCTTGATAAGATTCAAGCAAAATATGAATTGAGCAGGGAAGAAGCTAGAACAATTTATAAATCAGTAATAAACAAACAAAATGGAAAAAAACAATGAATTAATTTTCACAAGGGTAAGAGATGTTCAATTACCCAAAAGAGCAAATCAACATGATGCAGGAATAGACTTCTTCTGTCCAGTTCTAGATTCTGAATTAATCCAAAGAATCAATGAGATTAACAATAGTAAGAATGTTATAACAACTCCTGATTTTATTTTGGTAGCTCCTGGTGCAGATATAACAATCCCATCAGGGGTAAAAGTTTGGATAATGAATAAAGAATCTGCTTTAGTTGCAGCAAATAAATCTGGATTAGCAACAAAGTTTAGTATTCAATTCACTGCTCAAGTAATAGATGCAGATTACACTGGGGAAATTCATATTGGAATAAGGAATCATGGAAAAGACTTCTTTATGATTAAACCTGGTGCAAAGTTAATACAATTCCTACATTTACCAATCATATTATCAGATATCATAGAGGTAGGTAATGATGGGTATAATGATATTGTTGATGGGAAATCAGATAGGGGAGAAGGAGGATTTGGTTCAACTGGATTTTGATTATGGAAAATACAAATATACAACAAGAGTTAAATGATATTTATATCCCTGATTGGTATATTAAAGACTGAGTGATATGGATTCAAGAGATATAAAAGAAGAACCAAGTATTCCAAAAGATAATAAGTATCTGGAATCAATATATGAAATGCAAAAACAACTACTAGATAGTTATATAAGCATTGAAGGGTTACCAAAATACCCATTAAATATAAACACAAAAACCAATCAATTAATCCTAAAAGATTTTACTTCAAGGGTAATTGAGGAACTTGCAGAAGCTTATGAGAGTTTATTATTAGTGGAGGAATTAACAATAACAAAACAAAATTGGTTCACTATATCATCAACTTCAATTGATTCTTTTGTTGAATGTATGAATCATTTGCAAAATGCAAGTGAAGAAATGGCAGATGCTTTACATTTCTTCATTGAGTTGTTAATTTACACTAATATACAACCAGAAGATATTAATTCATACATTGAAAGTAAATTACCAAAGAATAAGAGACAAAACTTCTCAAATACACTTGAATATGGGATGGCATTGGGTAAACAATGGTTATCAAATATGAATCAAATCCCAGATGTGAAGAGGAAGAATTTGGTAAACTTAATTCATAAGTATGAACAAGTAAAGGTTGATTTTGATATACCAGAATATAATATTAAACTTTTACATTGTGGTGAAGACTACAATTATGAACTTTATAATTCATACAAAAGTTATCTTTGGGATATAACCTATGAACTGAATATATCAAGGAATTTCCTTAAAAATAAACCATGGAAGCAATCTCAAATGATGACCAATGAATCAGCTTATCAAGAGGAGATAGTAAAGTCATTTATATTATTCCTTGGTACATTGAATATAATGGGAGTAAATGGAAGTAATCTGTATTATATTTACTTCAAGAAGAATAAGATAAACCAATTCAGAATAAAATCTAAGTATTAATGAAAAGTTTTGTATTTAAAACCGGAGATGAAGCTTGGGCAAGTATAAACAAAATGTTTATTGAACAAGATGAAAAATTAGGATTATTTTCTGATGGACAAGGGGCTTCAATAACTAATTCACTATATACTTATGGGATGTCAGTATTGATAGAAGAAGCCAAATTTGACCCAGAATTTGATTTTGGGAAGATAATGGGTTATACTCAATCTAAATGGAGCAGTTTATTAAATAACTATTTGGACCTTGATTCATTGGATAAATTAAAACTACAAATAAGGGAACTTGAAAAAAATAAAGCCATAAACAGAAATTATCATATTGGTTTTAATTTTGCAGATTCTCATGGCAATGGTAAAGGTTGCTTGGTTTCTGGGATGTTCTCAAGAATGATAGGTATTGATAAACCAAGGCTTACAATAGTAATGAGAGCTTCAGATGTTGTAACAAGGTTACCTTGGGATTTATTATTGGCTATAAGAATGGGAGAATATGTTTTTGGTCATACAGAGTTTACCGTAGAATTATTTATCCGTTCAGCTTTTGCAGATGATACTAGTTTAATGCTTTATAATGGATATGAACCAATAGAACCCATCATTGAGAAAATAAAAAATGAAGAAAGGAGAAAGAGATTAAAGAAAGCATTAAAAAGAGTAAAGAAAGCATCAGAAAAAGGTGATGACCCAAAATATCAAGCTTATATGAGGGTATATAAGATATTCAGCCCAGAGAAATATGGTAAAGAATTTAAATCACTTTTTGCTAAGGATTGCATTATTGGTAATTGGGATGGAATCCCATTGCCAGAAGTATGCCCCTCTATACTTGTAAGGAATCAAATAAAGAAGGTATACTTAAAATTTGTGAACAAGTATAACCTAAATATCTTTTCAAGTGTAGATACCAAAAAGAAACTGATAAAGTTTAAGGAAAGTGATGGTTCCATAACTGATTCAATTGAAGATTTAGGTGAAGAAGATGAATAACAATATAACCTGGTTTCCAGACTCTCTTCTAGCTTGGGAATACTTTAATGAAGTATTTTTAAGTGGGGAAGGGGGTCTTCCTTTTGTTTTTCAAAAAAATGCCACTTACTTATATGATATGGTATTTGGTATAATGGACCCAAGATTACCAAGTAATATTGATTTTGGGAAGTTATTTAATTATTCACAAGCAAAATGGAAGTTACTAGTATCTAATTACCTTGATGAGTTTGTTATAAATAAAACCAAGAGGGAAGTTACTGATTTACATAAAAAGGGCTTAGTATATAATTATTCAATGTCTTTTACTAATAACCATGGATGTGGTAAGAAATGCTTATTATCCATAGTTTTTAGTAAAAGATGTAAAGAAAATAACCCCACCATATCAGTTTATTTAAGGGCATCAGAAATAACCAAGAGGTTGATATTTGATTTTCTTTTTGTTCAAAGGATAGGGGAATATGTTTATGGGCATAATAACTTTAAAATGGTATTCCATATAAATCAGATGTTTAATGATAATACAGTATTATTAATGTATCATGCCCATAAGGATATTATAAAGCTTTTAAAGAAAAAAGAGGATAAAAGGAGTATAAAACTATTGGAAGATTTAAATACTTTTCTAGAAAAGCCAATAGATAGCATAAAATATAAAATACATAAAAGGGTTGCAAAAGTTTTACAAGAAGACATAAAAAAACCAGTTACATTAGTCAAGGATTGCAAATTACCATTCTGATAGTATTGAAATCTATTCTTATTAAACCAATTAAACTTATTAGATATGAGAATTTATGATGATTGCTATGAATTAATGTCTGAGATGGGCAGAAATTTATGGGAAATGGGTTCTATAGTTAAACCCAAAACCTATCAAAATAAAGTTATTGAGGGTGATGAGAGTTATATAACCAGAGAACTTATTTGTGAACAATATTGTTTAACAAGTTTAAATAATGTAGACAAGTTATTCATATATTCCAATTCAAAGGAATGGGCTGATAATGAATTCTTAGAAAGGATTAACAATGAACCATTAAATCCTGGTGGAGCTTGGACATTAAGAAAAGATATATGGGAACAATTTTTAGTAAATGGTAAATTTGATTATACCTATTCTGAAAGAATGTTTGATTCTTTAAGGTCAGTAATTAGTTTACTGAAAAATGACCCAGATACAAGAAAAGCAGTACTTCCAATTTTTAATGGGGAATATAACAATGATTGTAAATATTATGATGGTAGTAAACGTATACCATGTTCCATGTATTATGATTTTTTAGTGAGAGAAAATCAAAAAGGTGAAAAGGTATTAAATATTTGTTACCATCAAAGGAGTTCGGATTTTGTAACCCATTTTGGTAATGATGTTTATCTTGCATGGAAGCTTATGGAATTTGTTGCAAATAGAATTGGGGTAAAAGCTGGTTATCTATATCATACAATAGATTCTATACATTCTTATAAAAAGGATTGGATTTTATTAAAAACATCTCTAAATGATTTAAGAGGATATTAATAAACATGAGAACCAGGTACCATATAATAAAGAGTTACAGTGAATTAGAAAAGTTAGTAGAAGCATGCCTAAAAACTGGGTATGCTTCTGTTGACTTTGAAACTAATGCTGAACCTATATACAATGATACATTTAAACCAACCATATTATCAGTAACCTTTCAACCAGGTTCTGGGATATCAATACCATTACAACATTTTGAATGTAGTGAATCCCATATAAATAAAACATGGTTGGAATGGTTAACATATTTTGGTAGAAATGTAATTGAGAATCCAAATGTAGTAAAAATAGCTTGGAATTGGAAATTTGATAATCAGATATTCCAAAGATATAATATATATTCAAGGGGTACTGTAATAGATGGTATGCTTGCTAAATATCTTTTAAATGAAGAAAGACCAAATGGTTTAAAGGATATGGTAAGAAGATTTTTACCTGAGTTTTCTGATTATGAAAAATATGATTCCTTTGATTCAATACCTTGGTCAAAAAAACCATTAAAAAAGTTATGTGAATATGGTTGTATGGATACAGATTTTACTTTTAGATTATCCATATTCTTTGAATCATTCCTAATTAAAAAAGGGTTTTATAATTTATATAGGAATCTTATAATGCCAGCAAGTAAGGTATTACAAAGTGCTGAAAAGAATGGGTTACCATTTGATGTTGAATTGAATGTTAAACTAAGGGAAAAATATAATAATCTTATAAATGAATACAATACTAAATTAAGGTCAATAAGAACAGTTCAGAGATATCAAAATTATATAATAAAGAAAAGAAAAGAAGATTATATTGAAACTCTAGAAAGTGAAATAGAAGAATTAAGGGAAGAGGGAAAAGATAGAAAAGTAAAAACAAGGGAACAAAAATTATCCAGAATAATAGCTGGGGAGTATACAACAAAAGCTGAACTAAAATTAATAGAGGAAGTAAACTTTAGTTCACAAAAACAAATGGTGGACCTATTATATAATTCAAATCATGGGTTCAAATTCCCAGTTATTGCTTATACAGTTGATAAACATAAAAAACCAACAAATAATCCATCAACTGCAGAAGATACTTTAATAAAACTAAAAGAACATGATAAATCTGGGTTTATAGATACTCTTTTGGATTTAAGGGGAGTACAAACCATAAATTCCACTTTTATTGTTGGACTAGGGGATTTGGTACAAAGTGATGGTGGGGTACACCCTACATTTCTTATCCATGGCACGGTTAGCGGAAGATTGTCAAGTAGAAATCCCAATGGTCAAAATATACCAAAGACCATGGTAAATCCAGATGTTAAATTGCAATTTATTCCCCCAAAAAATCAATTATTCCTATCTTATGACTATTCACAAGCTGAATTAAGAATATTAGCTCATTTAGCAAATGAGAGTACAATGTTGGAGTGGTTTAGAACAGGGAAGGATATCCACCTTGCTTCAGCTTGTAAAAAATATCATGAAGATTATAATGAGATAATAAAGATATATCAAGATGAACAACATCCAGAATATAAATTATGGAAAAAAAGAAGAAAGGAATCTAAGACCATTAACTTTGGGATTGTATATGAACAATCTGCTGGAAAATTAGCTGAAAGTTTATCAACCCCAGAAGAACCAGTATCAAAAGAAGAAGGACAACAATTTCTTGATGAATTTTTTCAAACTTTTCCCAAAATAAAGAGGTTTATAGATAGACAACATAAGTTCATGGAAAAACATGGGTATTGTGTTTCTTTATTTGGTAGGAGAAGAAGATGCCCAAAAGTATATTCAGAAAACTATGGGGAATATTTGGAAGCATTAAGACAATCAACTAATGCCCCAGTCCAAAGTGCAGCATCAGATATGGCATTGTTTGCTTCAGTAATTGTATATGGTAAAGTAAAAAAAGGGGAATTACCACCAATGAAAGAAGTAAATACAGTACATGACTCTGTATATCAATTTATTTTACCAAAATATATTACCCCAGATACAATCTATAATATTTGGGATATATGCAGGAACCCATCTACAAAAGAATACTTTGGATTTTCAATTGATGATGTAGATATGTCAATGGATTTTACAATTGGAAGAAATATGGCAGAAGAATTACCATATATTCCTGGGTATGATTATAATAAATTATTGAGAGAGGATTTTGATATAGATGAGTATTATAGAGAATATAATAAATACAGAGATATACCTATATCTGATTATCCAAAGAAATTCAAAAAATACTTTAAGGAATCATGGAGAAAAAGGTAAAATTAAGTGAGATAGATGATAATATAATAAAGGTAAAATATAAAGGTAAAACCCTTATTATAAATATTTCAGAAGAACTTTCAATTAATGAAAATATAATAAACAGTCAATTAAAAAATATTCCCTCTAACTATGCTTTTTTATGCTCTATACGTGATGATTATATTAAAAAAAGGGATATATTAGAAAGGGAAAAAGACTTTGCATATAGTGAAGCTTGGTTGTTTTATAAAACCTCAGATAATAAAATGAACAATGATACAGTATCCCACAAAGCTTTGACTAATAGAAAATATAGGTCTATTGAGGATAAATATTTAAAAGCTGTGGATAAAGCAAATAGGTTAATAAGTATATGCAAAGCTTATGAATCAAGAGAAAGAATAATACA